GTCAAAAAACCCTATTTCGTAACACACAGATTTTATTAATACTTTTTTATACAAAGCCTTATGTCAAAACCATCTGCTGAAAGTTTAAGCATTGCAGCCATATCGATTCCGGTACGTCCTGATCCGCCGAGTGATTTTACGCCAGAACAGTCAAAAATATGGCGCGATGTAGTGAACACAAAACCGCCAGAATGGTTTGAATCCGATACCTATCCTATTTTGAGGGCTTATTGTGTAGCGGCTGATTATCACGTCAAGATTCAAAAGGAGATGGACACTTTAAAAATTACTGATGCTACTTTTCGTAGTTTGTTGGACTTATTGACAAAACAAGCAAAAGTTATAGGGGAATTAGCGGTTAAGATGAGACTTACCCAACAGAGCCGATACACTCCTAAAGCCGCCAATACTGCCAATAAGCGGGTTTCCGGTGGTGGTAAACCGTGGGATCAATAAATAGACTGGATTGGGGTCCAGCGCGAGCCGAACGAAATATAAAATGGATCGAAGCGAATTGTTATATACCGGACGGGAAAGATGTTGGAAAACCGGTAAGGCTTAGGGATTGGCAGAAAAAAGAAATCCGAAAGATTTATACCACGCCGACCAGAAGGATAATTATTTCCTTTGGACGAAAAAATGCGAAAACCACATTAAGCGCATTTTTACTTTTACTCCATACTGTCGGCCCCGAAGCAAAAATTAACAGTCAACTTTATTCGGCGGCGCAATCCAGGGATCAAGCGGCGATTTTATTTTCATTGGCCGCAAAAGTGGTCAGGATGTCCCCTACATTGAGTCAATATGTGATTGTTAGGGATACCGCCAAGCAGCTTTTATGCAAAGAACTAGGAACGGTTTATAAAGCTTTATCAGCGGAAGTATCAACATCCTATGGATTATCTTCTGCCTTTACCGTGCATGATGAATTAGGACAGGTAAAAGGCCCTCACAGTGCTTTATATGAGGCTTTGGAAACCTCTTCCGGCGCTCATGATGAACCATTGACGATTGTTATCAGTACCCAAGCTCCGACAGATGGAGATTTGCTTTCCATTCTTATTGACGATGCCCTGGCTGGGCATGATCCAAAAATTAAAGTCAGTCTTTATACTGCGGATGAATCTATAGATCCCTTCAGTGAAGAAGCCATAAGACAAGCCAATCCCGCATTTGGCGATTTTCTGAATGCCGATGAGATATTAGAAAAAGCCAATGCCGCAAAGCGGATGCCCAGCAGTGAGTCAAGTTATAGAAATTTGACATTAAACCAGCGGGTTGAGGCTAATGATCCTTTTGTATCAAAAACTATCTGGCAAGCGAACGGAGACTTTCCATCCGAATTAACCGGGCTGGATGTGTATGGCGGTTTGGATCTGTCAAGCGTAGCGGATCTTACCTCACTGGAATTAACGGCATGGAATGAAGATAAAGTTGATGTTCATTCTACCTTTTGGCTCCCTGGAGACAACATTATTGAGAAGTCCAAAAAAGACCGCGTTCCTTATGATCTATGGGCGGATCAAGGATTTTTAGAATTAACTCCAGGGCCTTCAATTGAATACGAATATATCGCCATACGATTAAGGGATGTTTTCGATAATTGTAATGTGATGGCACTATCTTTTGACCGCTGGAATATGCGGCATTTAAAACCCTGGTTATTGAAGGCGGGTTTTACTGAAGAAGAATTAGAAAAGTTTATTAGTTTCGGGCAGGGCTATCAAAGTATGTCCCCTGCATTACGTGATTTAGAGGCGTTACTTTTGAATAATAAAATTCGTCATGGTAATCATCCTGTTTTGTCTATGTGCGCGGCTAATGCCAGAATTCAAAAAGACCCCGCAGGGAACAGAAAATTCACTAAAGAAAAATCATCTGGTCGGATTGATGGAATGGTGGCTTTAGCAATGGCAATAGGCGCAATGCCGGAAGAAAATGAAGGCGACTATGCGTCTGGACGATTAATTAGCTTATGAGATGGAATCCGTTTAAAAAACCAGAAGTAAAAGAACAGCACTTTGAAACAGTCTTACAGCGGTTAATCTCTGCTGTATATGGCAGCGGAAGCGCGGTCACTCCTGAGACATGTTTTAAATCTCCCACAGTCCAAGCCATAGTAACAGCGGTTTCGCGCCGTATTTCGTCTACGCCTGTGCATATTTATCAAGTAGGCGAGAGCAATGGGCAAGAGACCAAGACTAAGTTACCGAGCCATCCAGTAGCAAACCTGTTGAGAGCCCCGAACGATTGGCAAAGCTCGGTAGACTATTGGCAGGATTTAGCGAGCTGTTTAATAAGATATGGACGATATATCGCAGTAAAAGGACGTGGTCAAACCGGGCCTATCAGGAAGCTTTTCCCTGTTTCTCCTGGAGCCGTCTCCATCGAGCAAGAGAGCGTTACCAGTCTTTCATCGGGGATAAAATTTCGTATCAATAACGAATATTATCCTATGAGCAAAGTTCATTATATCCGTGGACCTGCCCGTGATTTTATAAATGGGGATTCGATTGTTGAAAATATACGAAACGCGATTGGTTTAGAAATAGCCTGTGAAGAATACGGAGCAACATTTTTTAATAATGGCGCTTTACCATTATTGATTTTTAAATACATCCAGGGTAGTCGAGGGTTTAAAACACCCGAAGATGAAAAAAAGTTTATAGAAGATTTTCAAAAAACGTTTTCCGGTGGGAATCGGCATAGAGCTATGTTAATGCCTGTAGGTATTGAACTTGATACGCCGAAAATCGAAAATGATAAATCTCAATTTCTTGAAACAAGAAAATTCTATCAAACTGTTATAGCTGGGGCTTGGGGCGTCCCTCAACATCTGGTTGGTAATCTTGAGAACGGCCATTATAACAATGTTGAACAACAGGATAAGGACTTCACGTTAAACGTAATTATGCCTTACATACGGGCTATCGAATCCGCGATGGAGAGAGATTTACTAACTCAGCAAGATAGAATCAACGGGATTATTATTCGATTTAATATGGATGCGACATTAAGAGCATCTTTCCAAGAAAGGCAAGCCGGGTTACAAATTCAATTTCAAAACGGTGTTATTTCTCCGAATGAATGGCGAGAAATTGAAGGTAAAAATCCGCGTGAAGATGGTAATGAATATTATTATTCCGCTAATTTAATTAAAGAGGGAATGGACCCGCGTGCCAATACCCAAACCTCGGACGAATGAAAGCAGAGAAGATTTTATCTCACGCTGTATGTCCGATGATGTCATGTTAAATGAGTATCCAGATGATGAACAGCGTTATGCGATATGCAATGCGCAAAAGGTAAAATTCATGAACAGTAAATTAACTATCCCATTGCAGATAAAGTCATTAAATAAAATGGAATTTGAAGGATATGGTTCCATTTTTGGCAATAAAGATTGGGGTAATGATATCGTCATGCCAGGGGCGTTTCAAAGAACCCTATCGGAATATAAATCGGAAGATACACTTCCGATGATGTTCTGGATGCATGATCCTTCCAGAATCCCTGGTAAATGGATAGAAATGAGCGAAGATGATAATGGTCTGTATGTAAAAGGCATTCTCGCTGACACTGAATTAGGAAGGGAAATACATACTTTACTCAGTATGAAAGCAGTTAGCGGCCTTTCTATCGGGTATATGACAAAATTACAGGATTTTCTGGATGATGGGATTCGATTGATTAAAGATGTTGATCTTTTTGAAACATCAATTGTTTCAATACCTATGAATCCAAAAGCGCAAATAGTCCATGCAAAATCAAGATTGTCAGAACGTGGTGAATATGTTCCAACGCATGATGAAGTAGCTAATTTAAAGCGTGAGTGTGAGCAATTTTTAAGGACTAAAGGGTTTAGTAAACGATTATCTGTTGCCTATGTTTCAAATATGTTTAAGGAGCCTGTGGGTAATCCATTGGAACCGGATGTGATATCCGAACAGAAACAAGACGACAAAAAGGAAGAATCCTACAGCGTGACGCCGGAGGATTTAGAGGTGAACGCCGGGCTAACATCATTTAAAGAAAAGATGTTACTTCAGGATTTAGATAAACTATTTAATGAGGTTTTTAAATATGAGTAATCCTATTTTGGACAAGATCGACGAATTTGGCGAAGCCGTAACTCAAATGCGTAAAGCGAATGATGAACGGCTTGAAAAACTGGAAAAAGGCTCTGAAGCACGTGCTAAAGAGCTGGAAATCCAGACTGACAAATGGAACACTAAAATCGATGAAGCACTGAAGCACATCAAGGCGCTGGAACAGGAAAAAGAAAAGGATAAAACGCGCATTGAACTGCTGGAAGCTTTGGCTGATCGTCCGAAAGGGACGCCAACCGAACAACTTGAACAAAAACATCTGCAAACATGGGTTAAATTTGTTCGCAAAGGCATGAACGATGCTAATTTGCGCAGGGAATGTGAAGACATTTACCGCAAAGAACTGGAAGCAAAAGACGTTACCATTGGAACGGCTTCCGCTGGCGGTAGTGCGGTTCCTACCATTCTTGGCCGTGAAATTGAGCGGCTGATCCTGAAATTTTCCGATATTGTTGGAGAAGTGAAAACAGTAACGGCTGGAAGTGGCGATTATTCCGAGCTTGTTACGCTGGCCGGCGCGAATGGTGGTTGGTCTTCTGAAACCGGTACACGGTCTAACAGTACTACGCCTCAATTGCGCAAAGTTACCGTAACTCACGGTGAGTTGTATGCATACCCGAAAGTCAGCAACTGGTCGCTGAATGATATCTTTTTTGATGTTGAAAACTGGCTGATGAATGATACGGCGGAAACGATGGCTGTATCACTTTCAACGGCCATTTATAACGGGAATGGTTCCAGTAAGCCAACAGGAATGACCAATTCTGCCCCAACATCAACTAATGACGATGGTTCTCCGATGCGTGCTGCGGCTGTGTTTGAATACCTGGCAACCGGTAACTCGCCTGTCACTACCGCAACCAGTGGCGATAATCTGATCGATCTGATGTATCTGTTACGTCCGGGTTATCAGACCAATGCAAAATTCGCGATGAACTCCACCATGCAAGGCGTTGTCCGCAAGCTGAAAGATCAATACGGACAATATCTGTGGCAAACCAATTTCCAAGCGGGTCAACCTGCAACGCTATTGGGTAAGCCTATCCTTACTTGGGAAGACCTCGGCAATGATGCAACAGCAAATTCGCTGCCGGTGGCTTACGGGGATTTTCGCAGAGCTTACTTGCTGGCCAAGATCGGTGGAATGGGAATGATTGTTAACGAAGTTGGAACGCCTGGTTATACCCAGTTCTATACGTTTCAACGCTATGGCGGCATCCCATTAAACAATGATTCTCTAAAGTTCCTCAAGTTGGCCGCATCCTGATATTTGATGTTAAAGCACTACGAAGACAAGATGTTCAGAGGTTATGAAGACAAACAGAAAGACGGGCTGTTTGTCATTGTAGCCTCTGGACCCTCTTTAACCGTAGAGCAAGTTGAATATTGCAGGGATAAAGCAAAAGTTATTGTTATAAACGATAACTACAAGTTAGCTCCGTGGGCTGATTATCTTTA